TGCCAAATAATAAACTAGGAATGAGTAAACCAGTAACAGTAAATTTTAATATTAATACAGTTGATGCCAGAGGATTTGATGAACTTTTAGTGAACAGTAGAGGTACATTAGTAAGTTTGATAAATAGTGCAGTAAATGAGAAAGGCAAAATGGCAATTATATGAGTGGAACATTACCAGACACAAGGTTTGAAGCGATTGACCTACAGATTAATCAAAAAACTTTATTTTCTGAAACAGATAGTGGCAAATCTTTCCGTAGACAAATACAAGCTCAAAGGTTTAGTTTTACAGTAAGTTATCCACCTATGAAAAGATCAGACTTTGCACCAATAATGGCTTTTATAATGAAACAAAGATCAAGACAAGAAGATTTTACAATTACTATGCCAAGCTATCTAAATGCTCAAGGAAATGAAACTGGAACACTTTTAGTTAATGGTTCTCATAGTGCATCTGATACAACTATAGCAATAGATGGTTTTGCTGGAGATGGAGCTGGTAGATTAAAAGCTGGTGATTTGTTGAAGTTTGCACACGACAAAGTCTATATGGTTGTAGAAGATGTAACCAGTTCAAGTAACTCAGCAACAGTAACTATAGAGCCACCATTGAGAACTGCATTAGCTGATAATAGTGGGGTAACTTATGATTCAGTTCCTTTTAAGGTTCATTTAACAAGTGACGTTCAAGAGTTTGCAACTTCACAAAATGATGTTGATGGAAACTTATTATTTGTTTATGAGTTTGATGTTATAGAGAGTTTATAATGCCTAGAGGTTTAACTAGTGCAGTTAAAACCGAACTAGCAACTGGTAAAATTAGACCAGTACTATTAATCGAAATAGGTTTTAGTACACCAGTATATTTAACTGATGCAAGTTTTGATATTACATCAAGCATTTCTGGAAGCTCAAGAACGTATTTATCTAATGGTCATTTACAAAGCATATCTAATATAAATGAAACAAACGTGCCAACTAAGAATACATTAAGTGTAAGTTTATCTGGTGTAGATCAAACTTATATAAGTGTAGCACTAAATGAAAACATAATTAATAAAAATGTATATATTTATAAAGGTTTTTTGGATAGTAGTTTGTCTTTAATATCTGACCCATTTCTTTCTTTTTTTGGAACAATAGATGAATATGCTATAAAAGATAATACTAGTACTGCTACAATAGTATTAAATGTTACATCACATTGGGGAAACTTTAACAAGATCAATGGAAGAACTACCACAGATAACTCACAACAAAGAATATTTAGTGGCGACAAGGGAATGGAGTTCTCTGCACTAACTGTTAAAGATATAAAGTGGGGTAGAGTGTAAATGGGTATTTTTGACAAAATAATAAGTATTGGTGAAAGAGCTGTTAATGTTGTTACAGATGTAATAGTTGATGTTATTAGTTGGATTGTACCAATTCCAGAAATACCAGATTACGGAGATAACCAAACAGACTTAACTAATAATGGTACTTTAGTAAATAAATTTAATGCAAATGCACATATACCTGTAGTTTATGGCACAAGAAAAGTTGGTGGCAATGTTGTATTTTTAGAAACTTCTGGAACTGATAACCAATATTTATATATGGCTATAATTCTTAGTGAAGGAGAAGTAGCTGATATAGATTCTATATTTATAAATGATAATCAAGTTACATGGTCTGGTGATATAGCAGACAATACGCAAATAACTGTAGGAAGTGGAGATGCTAATTTTTTTAGTGGCTCTAGTTTAATAACTTGTGAACCCCATTTTGGTAGTGATAGTCAAACTGCATCTTCATTATTATCAACCTTGAGTTCTTGGACTTCAAATCACAGATTAAGAGGTTTATGCTACCTAGCTATAAGGTTTGAATGGAATCAAGACAAGTTTGGTTCATTACCAAGTGTTCAAGCAGTAGTTAAAGGTAAAAAAGTTTATAATCCAAACTTAGACAGTACTGTAACTGGTGGAAGTGGTAGTCATAGAGCAGATACTAGTTCAACATGGGAATATTCAGATAATCCTATTTTGCAATTATTAGATTATTTAAGAAATGATAGGTTCGGAATGGGTATTGCAAATAGTTATTTTGATAGTAACTTTGCAGATTGGCAAACTGCTACAGATGTTTGTGATGCTAATATTACCCCTTATAGTGGAGCAAGTCAGATAGATTTAATGGATAGCCATGCAGTTGTCGATACGTCAAAGAAAGCTATAGATAATGTAAAAAAGTTTGTATCTGGTGCTAGAGCCTATTTAAACTTCTCTGGTGGTATCTATAATGTATTAGTTGAAACAAGTGGCTCTGCATCAATAACATTAACAGAGGACAATATTATTGGAGGTATATCCGTAAAAAGTAAAAATAAAAACTCAAGATATAATAGAGTAATAGTTACTTTTACTAACCCAGATAAAAATTATCAAAATGATACAGTACAGTTTCCACCAGTAGATGAAACTGGTTTAGCTAGTGCAGATCAACACGCAACTATGAAAACAGCAGATGGAGGTTTATTATTAGAAGGTAGGTTTGATTTCACTATGCTTACTAGTCCATATCAAGCTCAAGAGATGGCAGAAATTATTTTAAGGAGGTCTAGGACTAGTTTAGATATTAGCCTTGTTGCTGACGGAACAGCATTAGATTTAGCAGTAGGGGATATAGTAAATATAACTCATGCTACTCCAAGTTTTTCAGCTAAACCATTTAGAGTACAAGGTATGAATGTAAATAGTGATTATTCAGTTTCATTGCAATGCTCAGAGCATCAAGATAGCTTTTACACTTTTGGAACACAGCAAGAGGTAGCAAGTATACCAAACACAACATTACCTAACCCTTTTGTTATACAACCCCCAGCAAGTGTAACTTTATCAGATCAACTCATAGAATATAATGATGGAACAGTTATTGTGGCTTTAGATGTAACCATAGGAGCTTCACCAGACAACTTTATAGATTTCTACCAAGTAGAATATAAACTAAGTACCGATTCAGATTTTATTATATATGCTCAAGGCTCTGGATTAAATCATAGAGTTTTAAATGTGATTGACCAGCAAACTTATGATGTAAGAGTAAAAGCTGTAAATAGTGCTGGAGTATCTTCAACGTTTGTATCTGCTCAAAGAAAGATAGTAGGAGCAATAGCACCACCATCAGATATAACAGATTTCTCTTGTAATGTATCTGGTCAAGAAGCTCATTTGTCATGGGAAGCTGTTACAGATTTAGATTTAGCTTTTTATAATTTAAGGTTCTCTGAAGAAACTGACGGAACTGCCGACTGGCAAAACTCTGTAGCTTTGGTTGAAAAAATATCTAGACCAGCTACTTCAATATCCGTACCAGTAAGACAAGGAACATATTTAATTAAAGCAGTAGATAAACTAGGAAACTTTAGTTCAAACGCAACTGCAATTATATCAAATGTAACAAGTGCTATAAACTTTAATAACATCACCACACAAGCAGAACACCCTACTTTTGGGGGAACATTTACAGATACTATTTTAGTAGATGATGCTATTGAATTAGATAGCACAGAATTATTTGATTCAGCTAGTGGCAACTTTGATGATGATACGGATAGATTTTTTGATCAAGGTGCAAGTAACTTTGATTTTGTATCAAGTGGTAACTATGAATTTGCAAATGTTATTGATATAGGAGCAAAGCATACTGTAAGAATAACTGCATCAATGACACAAACTTCTGATAATCCAGATGATTTATTTGATGGAAGAACTGGTAATTTTGATGATGCAAGTTCTAACTTTGATGGAGATACCCCAGCTAACTGTAATGCTCATTTAGAAATAGCAACTAGTGACGATAATGTAACGTTCACAGACTTTAGAGGATTTGTTATTGGTGAATATGAAGCAAGATATTTAAAATTTAGAGTTGTATTAATTTCAAGAGATAACGCATCAACCCCAGTCGTTTCAGCAGTTTCCGTTACAGTTGATATGCAAGACAGAATATTTAGTGGCAATGATATAGTTTCTGGTACAAGTACTAAATCAATAACATTTACAAAACCATTTAAAACTGTTAATTATGCTGTAGGGGTAACAGCTCAAGGAATGGCAACTGGAGATTATTTTACTGTAAGCAATAAAGCTATTACTGGTTTTGACGTAGCGTTCTTTAATAGTTCTAACGCTGGAGTATCAAAAACATTTGATTTTATTGCAAAAGGATTTTAAAAGGAGTACAATTTAATTATGGCACAACATGATATGAACATAGCAAATCAATCATTTCCTAGCTTTAGGAGTGATTTAAACAATTCGCTTTCAGCACTTAATTCCATGCACTCAGGAACATCAAGACCTAGTGGTGCAGTAGTAGGCACTATGTGGTTAGATACAACCAACTCAGGGTCTAATTCACTAGAAATAAAATTTTTTGATGGCTCAGATGATATATCATTTGCAACTGTAGATACATCTGCAAACACTATTAATTTTATAGATAGTGCAACACAATCAGATTTAGTTAACGATTCATCTCCACAATTGGGAGCTGACTTGGACACAAACAGTTTTAATATTAAGATTGATGACGCACATGGAATAAATGATGATGATGGAAACGAACTTATAATATTTCAAAAAACAGCTTCAGCAGTAAATCAATTTGACATAACAAATTCTGCTACTGGTAATCCACCAAAGTTGAGTGCAACTGGTGGGGATAGTAATATTGATTTAGATATTGAAGCTAAAGGAACTGGTCATGTAACTATAAGGGGAAACACAAATGCTGGTGCTATCCAGTTTAATTGTGAAAGCAACTCACATGGTCAAATAGTAAAGTCACAACCACATTCAGCATCAGTAACAAATGAATTATTATTACCAGCTGGAGCAAATTCAACTCTAGTTTCTTTAGTATCAACTGGAACTTTAACTAATAAAGTAAATATACCTAGTACAGAAACAGCAACTATTTCTACAAGCAAGACCCTAGATTTTGACACATACCAGAACTATATTTTGACTTTAGGTTCTGGTGCTAACACACTTGCACAACCTAGTACAGAAGCATCTAACGTGGGTCAAACTGGGATTATAGTGTTTATACAACCATCTTCTGGAAGTGCTGGAACAGTTAGTTTACATGGTGATTATGAAACTGTAGGAGGTGCTGGTTTAACTTTATCAAGTGCAAATTCAGCTTATGATGTAGTGCCTTATTTAATCAAAGCAGATAATTCTATTCTGCTAGGAACACCACAACTGGCGTTTAGTTAATGGTAGCAAATGAAAAATGGTTTGGTGGTG